CAAACGAATCGGCGGCAGAAAGCGTTTCAAGCAACTCTGTAAACAGCCACATCAACCTTTTGCCTAATGGCTTTCAGCTGGCAAATAATTCAAGCCAGACAAACGATCCCTCTCAAGACTACATCTACATGGCAATCCGCAGGCCCAACAAGCCAGCGGAGGAGTTCGAGCCGGAGGAGTTGTTTAAGGTATCCACTGGTGACAACAGAGACCCTTCGTTTGTCTCAGGTTTTGTGACTGACTTTAGCCTTTGGAAGAAGGTGGAGAGTGGACACGAAACTTATGCCTCCAGCCGTTTAACAAGCACTAGATACTTAGTAACGCATAAGACCGACGCTGAAACCATATCAGATAAGTTTACGTGGGACTATATGGACGGCTTTAGCAATGAGTCGCTACTTGCTACCGCTATCTCACAGATGTGGAGACGCGCCCCCGGCTTCTTTGATGTTGTGGCGTATGAGGCTCCTGTTGCAGTTGGCTCCCCCTATGAGCTTCCTCACAACCTTGGCGTTAAGCCAGAGATGATGTGGGTTAAGCGCAGAGAATGGGAGAGAGAGTGGTACGTATATGCGGGGCCATTAGGTGCTGAAAAGTTCATGCACTTAGACATGAACACTGCGGCGCAGGATCAGGTATACGCGTGGAACGACACAGAGCCGACCGACACCCACTTCACTGTGGGGTCCAACCTGACAGGTGTTAATCAGCAATACATAACCTACCTCTTCGCCAGCGTCCCCGGCATCTGTGACATCGGTAGCTATACGGGGAATGGTGGCGACCTAGACATCGACTGCGGCTTCACCAACGGTGCTAGGTTCGTGCTGATTAAGCGCACTGATGAAGCAGGGGATTGGATGTACTTCGATACCGTCAGAGGTATTACGGTGAATACAAGCAACATGCTTAAGCTCAATAAGACAGACGCTCAAGTTGCCAACTACTACGTTAAGCCTTACCCGTTAGGCTTTGGATTACACACCACAGGGTCGGTCAATTCCGCTGGCGGCACATACATCTACTACGCAATAGCATAAAGGAGCAAACATGAAATACAGGAACAGAGCAGACGGCTCCTTAGCGACTAAGAGCCAACTCAAAGCAGAGAATCGCAACACCAGCCTCCCAAAGGTGTGGACTGCGGCAACCCTAGAATCTCTGGGCGTTGACCCCGTATTGGACAGCCCCAAGCCAGAGGTCGGTGAGTACGAGGTGGCCGTATCTGACGGCGCAGTGCAGAACGGCGGCAACTGGGTAGAGGCATGGAAAGTACAGCCCATGTTCACTGCCACAGAGGATGCCACGGTAGAGGAGCAGATAGCTGAGTATGAGGCTAACAAGCTCCAGAAGCGCCGTGAGGGTATGACGGTCACTAACGAGAGCCTACGCCTGCAGTTAGATCAGATAGGCGTGTACGGCGTTATGAGCGCGGCTGTGGCGACCTTAGATGCTAAGGCTGAGTATGAGGGTGTTGATGTCACTCCCTACGCCATCCACTGGGGCTATGCCACCACTATTAAAAGGCTTGATCCCTGGGTGACCGAGGTTGCTCAGGCGGCTGGCATTGCAGATGAACAGCTTGATGATCTGTTTGAGGCGGCATCAGGCTTTAATACAGAGCTATGAGATATTTATGGCTACTGATCCTATCAATATTGCGGGGGTGCGCTGGCAGAACAATTTTCAACAGCCAACTGGCATTTACTCTACTGGGGTCAATACGGCTATGGACCCGCAAAACCTTAACAACAGTCAGATCCCAGCAGATTCTTCAAAAGTCCCGTACACAGCTAAGACTACTGACACAACCCCTAGCACCGACTCTACGAAGGGCCGTGCGATCGATACCTATGCGTAAGGAGAAGGCATGAGACTGCTAGCCGTAGCTTTATTAGCTGTATTAACAGGGTGTGCCACCGATCTTGGCAACCAGCGTCATGCTCAGCATGGTGCTGATCAGGTGCGCATGATTGCAATACAGAGAGAAGCTAGAGCGCAAGAAAAAGAGGCGCAGGCAGAGGCTAATGAAAAACTATTTGAGGCTTTGGCCCGTGTTGCGGAGTCTAACCCTGATCATGCTCCTAGTGTGGCTGTGGCGCTTGCGGTCATCGGTGTACGTGGAGCAGATAGTGTGGGTGGTGATGCCCCTACAGTGACCTTGCAACAGCAAAGGAATGAGGCTTTGGAGTGGACTAAAGCCTTAGTGCCTACTGTTGGCGGCTTAGTTACTGGCTTAGGTGTAGCGGCTATCAATGCAGAGGTACAGAAAAATGCGTCAGACAACAACAGGGACATCCTTCTTGGGGATCAAGCGGCAGATCGTGGCATTGTTGAAGCGGTTGCGGGTTTGGGTACGGCGGCGGCTAATTCTGTTGGAACTGAAGTGGCTGGTGATTTCTATCAAATGTCAGATAGCGCGAGTGTTGATAACAGCGTCACTACGTCAACGAGTGAGGACACTACGACTACGATCTCGACGGATGTATCGCTTAACACGACACTAAACTATGAAGGCTCAGAGGTTACCCTCAGCGATTTGATCTCAAGCCTTAATGCCGCAGGCGCTAGCTACTCCATAGACTTAAACAATGATGGCATTCCAGAAGTGTCTGGTGGTACTGACACTGCTGACGTATCTACAGGTGTGAGTTGCGTACCTACGTTTGATAGCTTTGTCTGCACTGGAGAATAAAAGGAATGCTCACAAACTTCGTTTCTAACAACCTTCGATCTTTGATTAACAGCTTGCTTCAAGGTTAGGCATCAGCAATGAGTGACCAAAACAATTACTGGGTAATTACCAGCAGGGCTAAGGGGGGTGCTAACAACCCTTTTGGCGGCAGTGCCACAGCCAATCAAATCTCTCAACTTGTTCAGATGACAGAGGATCAGATACGTAAGGAGTATCAAGATTCTGGTCAGCTACAAGATAAGTTTGGCTCCTTTGATAGTTACATGGGTTATATCAACGACTCTCAGGATTTCGTTCAGTCTGCTGAATGGATGATGATAAACCCTGAATACAAGACAGGCTCTAAAGAGTGGGCCTTTCTTAACGGCGAAGATCTTGCATGGAAGCCGGGGGAAAGAGAACAGATACAGCAAACAATTATACAGGACAGGCTAAACGCTAGAACATCTGCTTTTGAGCAGTGGATGGGTAGCGAGGCTGGCTCTGCCTTAATGGAAAAGTATGGCATTGAGCCGCTCATTCAGAATAACGATGGTGATAAGTTTAGGTGGACAGGCTCTGGCTACCAGAAGTTCTACAAGGTAGATGATCACGCCAGCGTTGGCGATTACATAAAGACGGCTCTTGTAACCGGTTTATCGCTCGCGGCAACTCCTGCTGTAGCTGGCGCATTGGGTGGGATTGGCGGTGCGGCCTTGCCTGCTGGTGTAGCTGGCCCTGCCGCTCCCCTACTGAGTTCCGGAGTGGCTAACGGTCTTGCGGCTGGCGCTACAAGTGCGGCAAGTCAGGGGCTTCTGACAGGAAAGATAGACCCCGGCTCAGTGCTATCTAGTGCTGTAATTGGTGGGTTTAATCCCGGTGGGTATGTTGCTGATAACTATGCTCCGTGGGCGCCAAATGGTCAGTTTCAGCTTGGTGGCGCTCCTCCCTCATCATTCTATGGTGGCCTTATCAGTGGCACAGTCAATGACGTTGTAAAGAACGGCCTTGTAAATGGCGAGTTCGACTTACAGGATTCTCTAGAGAAGGGGCTGGTATCTGGTGGTATCAACTCTCTCACAAATGCCTATCAAGAGTGGAATAAAAATAGTCTGGAAAACCTCGCCGATCAGGTTGAATACACCATGCCTGGTATAGATCGCGCAACTGCAGAAAGTTTTGCGGCGATGAATCCTGACTTAAACAAGCTGGATTTTGGTGCGCTTATAGGCGAAGGAGGCTTGTTGCCATTTATTCCTAAGCTGGATGTCACCGGCATACGAGGCATTACTGATACCGTTGGGAGCGCTTTTGATGGCCTACTTAATGGCGTTGAACTTAATGATCAATTTCAATTAGCAGATGGTAGTTATATCGACGTAGACAAGGTAACTCCAGAGCAGGAGATTGCCGCATTACAGAAATACGGTGGCTTCAATACTTTAGAAGACAGACAAACAATCGGCCTGCTGAATAATCCTCTTGTTAATGGGATCACTAACACGCTTGGCAATTTAATCCCAGAGGGTGGCTTAAGTGAGGATCTTCAGACTCAGGTTCAGCTTTATGGTTCTGAGTGGGACAGCCAAAACAGCCCCAACCAATTTAACACCCTGGACCCTAATGCTGAGGAATATGATACCAGCGCCTATTACACCCCAGAGGGTGGCCTCACTACTGCTGGACAGGTTGCTAAGAACAATTTTATTGAAACCAAGATCACGAATCTTGGATCGTTTGACTACGACCTGAGTGGCGGCCTTAATGAGAACTATAGCTGGTCGTCTAATCCAAGAGGCAATTCTGAGTTATGGGGAACCCTGCAAAACATTCCCGGCCTGTTCTCTCAAGGCAGTAACAACTTGGGCGGCGCAATCACCCCACCAAAAAACCCTGATGGCAGTACCGTTAAGCCGCTGAACCTTAATGGAGAGCTTATAAACCCAGAGGCGCTTGTAACAGTGGACGCAGGCGGCGCTGTATTGCCTTCCAACAACGACAGCGCCATCAGGAATCAAAACATCATTGATTACTTTGACTTATTAAATGGCGGCTTGGCTACTGACAGCACCGCTAGCGCTACTGACAGCACCGCTAGCGCTACTGAGGTTGAGGTAGACACCACTAAGGATCTTGACAAAGACACCGCCAGCACCGTCAGTACCGTCAGCAACACAAGCGATACATCCTCTATAGATGACACCTTATCGACCACTACAACAAAGGCTATAGACACAGGCAATGTAATCTCAAGTGATGTAGTCACAACTGCAGTCGTACCTGAGACTTATGTAGATCCTGAAGTCATAGTACCTGGTTCGACAACCCTCTCTGGAGGCGGTTCTCCCCCTCTCAACCTCAGCGGAAATAGTGACAAGGGACTGCCGGTACTCTGGGGAATGCTAGATCCCTATACCAAATTCAGAGGTTATGCAAAAAAGAGGCAGGATTTATACAGCAAAATGATGAAAGCTCTTGAGGCCAAAGACTCAGGTGGAATGCTTTCTACACGCAGTACCTTCTTAACCCCAAGAGAACGAGAGCTTTTTGAAGCGGGCGAGTTTAAGCGATGAACTATGTAGATATGTGTAATGAGGTTCTTGTTCGGATGCGTGAGCGAGAGATCGTGAACGTAAACTCTGCTGACAATGACCCTCAACAAAAGATAGTCACTAAGTTTGTAAAGGATGCGGCGGCATTTGTGGAGAGGTCGCACACATGGAACTCTAGCCGCAAACTCTGGGTAATTGACTTAGCCCATGATGTTTACAAATACACGCTTAGAGGCTGTGCTGAGCAGAGCAGTATATCGCTTGTTAAGTATAACGGTGGCGGCATCTTGCATGAGGTTAGCTCTGATTGGATCTCTAGCAGGGGCAAAAAGCAAGGCTCACCCGGCTGGTACGCGCCCTCTCATGTCAATGAGCATTCTGTAGAGATGCACGTATGGCCTCGCCCTGACAATACATTCCATGGTTCTGGTGACATATTTGAGTACACCGTAGGCCAGTATGGTGAAGCCTCGTTTGCGTCACCGGACAAGCAGTTGTTTGTTTATGGCTACGGTAAAGCCATGCCTTTAAAGGAGAGCGCAGATCCAATATCTCTGCCTGCTGATCCTGTTATGCACTACGCACTGGCGTATGCACAAAGAGAAAGGGGGGAAGCTGGAGGCCAGAACAGCCAGGAAACATTTGCCCTTGCTAAGCAATATTTGTCTGACGCTATCTCCTGGGATGTGAATAACTCTCGACGCGAATACGAGTGGGTGACTACCTAATGGCTCAGTCTTTAAGACAGCTAAGCATACAGGGGCCGGGTTCTCAGGGATTGAACTCTGAGGTCAGCCCATTCCAGCAAACTGTCGAGTTTGCTTTGAGGGCAGACAACGCAGTCATTGATCGCATTGGTCGTATTGCGGCTAGGGAAGCGTTTGCTGATTACATTCAGGAGAACGACTTTGGCGTTACCGGCACTGATGACTTTGAAATAGTAAGGCTAGAGCAGATCATAACCGATGGCACTCTTTCTATTGATTCTGCGGAGTACAACGTAAGTGAGTGGAACGTAGCTGAATGGAATGGTGAGGCGCTTGTTGGTCAGCTAGCAGGAACAAGCATCCTTGCTATTGCCGGGGTTGGTAACTACCGATTTACAGACTTTGAAAGTTATGTTGGTTGCACTGTTAGAGATGGAAGGCTGGTTCAGGTTCCTGAGATTGCTCCAACTTATGGGGTAACCAACTGCCAGCTAGTTGCTTTTAAGGACGAGATCTATGTGTTCTCTAAGGGCGATGCTCCCATGGTCTGGAATGGCACCTCAGCTACAAAGCTATCTGACCATCCTGATTACACGCCGCCTCAAGACGATACAGGGATTATAGCTAGTGAACTTAATGGGGATATTGCTTGCGCCGCTTATGGCCGCTTGTGGGTTAGTGGTGTGGATGGTGACTATGACACTATCTTTTGGTCTGATCTTCTTGTTCCTCATCAGTGGTATGACGGCAAGGCTAGCCCTGACGATGCTCAAAACTCCGCAGGCATCATTGATGTCAGAGAGTACTGGCCCACAGGTAACGACAAGATTCAGGGCATAGCCGCACACAATGGTTTCCTGATTGTCTTCGGTAATCACTCAATACTTATTTACTCAGGCGCACAGGGCGATCCCGCTGGCCCAGAGGGTTTAAAGCTAGAGGACGCTATCCGCGATGTGGGACTCGTTAATCAAGATGCTATGTGCAACGTTGGTACTGATCATCTTTTCGTGGATTCTCTGGGGGTACGCGCTCTCGGCAGGGTGATACAAGAGAAGTCTAGCCCTATCTCTGAGCCATCATTAAACATTGCTACTGCCATTCGTCCTGAGATTGAGATCAGTAGAGACTCTGTAAGGATGTTCCACCTTCCTTCTAAGACGCTGGCCGTTTGTTTGTTTCCAAGGCAGAGGGAGGCGTATGCCTTCCAGCTTGGACAGCCAGGGGTTACTGGTGGATTGCGATGCACACGCTGGACGGGCTGTGACTTCTGGGATGGCATTACTGTATTGACTGACTACCGGGAGACAGAGGTTCTGGGTGGAAGAGACAGCCGTGGAATACTGGCTTATGACGGCTACAAACAGCCCACCAAGTACACCATGAGCTATGAGTCTACTGTCTTGTTGTCAGGTGAGAACCTAACTCAGAACCTTGTGCCTAAATCTATTGTGTATAGCTATCACACAGATGAAGGAGCTGACGTTTCAGCCATGTATTCCCGATGGGGGTTTGGCACAGAGGAAATGCCGTACATGGCTAAGGTGTTTACTCAGCCAGCAGACAACCAGTTTAGAAGCACCAAGGTTAACGTCAACGGATCAGGCGATATGTTGAGAGTTGGCTTTGATGTGGACATAGATGGCAAGCCTTTTGCCATGCAACAGATTTCTATTAACACGCTTATTGGGCGTGTATTCGTTTAAGGAGTTATAGGTATGAGCGCAGAGGAAGGATTAGCAGGGCTTGGGCTTACCGCTATTGCCGCCGGATACGGTTTCAATCAAGCGGGGAATATTGAAGATAGAGCCTCCGCTATTAACTACTATCTTAACGGTGGAACAGACCCAAATACCGGACAGACATATGTGGGGCTTGGTAACGAGCTAAACACAGGCAGTCAATTCAAGGGCTATGGGGTTACTAGTGCGCTAGGCAACACAAACATTGGAGCCGATGGCTCGGTCAATATGAATGTTGGCCCTGACCCCCAAGCTCTGAACTCAATGCTGGGGGCGTATGGGGCCGCTGATAACATGATGGCGCAGTCTCAACTTGATCCTGCGGCTAGACAGCAACAGATCTATAACCAAGCTATGGCGGTTCAGAACCCTCAGCTTGATCGTATGCAGGCACAGCAACAAGCCAGAGAGTATGCGATGGGTAGAGGGGGCGTCCGAGGTTCTCTGTATGGCGGCACAGCAGAAGATGCGGCAATGGCTAGGGCTAGAGCAGAGGCTAGCAATCAGTCGTATCTGATGGCTCAACAGCAGGCTCTCGCGGAGCAGAGCCAGCAGGCTCAGATGGCTACTAACTACGGCCAGTTGGCTAATCAGTACAACGCTCAAACCTATATGCCTATGCAACAACAGATGCAGTTGATGCAGTTGGCAGGTCTTGATGCTGATAGGGCGCAGACAGGTCAGCTTACTGGTCAGGGTTATCTAGGTCAGATGGGGCTAGGCGGCGTCCAGACAGAAGTGAATGCATACAAGACGGCATCAGAGCTACGCGGCAATGTCATTGATTCGATACTGGACAATATTGGCGGCTCGACTGGCCTGTTCAGCTTCCTCAACAGTTAGGGGTAACAGTTATGTCTGGAAGTAATCAAGCAGTAAGGTTGCAGGGAATGCTGAGCAACATAGCAGACTCCTTTAATGGTATGGGCGATGCCTATAACTTTGTGCCAAATGCTATTCGTAATGTGACTCGACCAGAGATGAACCTTTCTGATTCTGAAAGCATCAATCGGTACTCTGATTGGGCCAGGCGTAATGGCATGACGGATCAGGCTGATAAATATGCTTCCCTTGCCATTGCTCAAAAGAAAGTGGAAGACGATAAGGCGTACAAGTCTGCGGTTGCGCAGGGCAAGGAAAAGATAAATGGCTTTGATATTAGCCTTGCAAACCTTAACTCTCAGGTTGAGTTGCAGAAAGGGTTAGGTGTAGTAAATCCAGCTCTTCTTGAGGCCAGAGATAAGGTGTCGGGTGAGAGGCAGGCTTTGATAGCCAGCTTAAATCAGATGGGTAATGAAAGTGTTCTGGGTACTGGCACGGAAGGCTACGATGCGGTCAAGTCACTAAGCACAGAGAGGTTGGCCTCTAGGGTTGCACAAGCAGAGGCAGATGAGGCAGTTGCAAACTCTAAGCTTAAGATTGGTGAGCTTCAAGATATGATCGCAAAGGGCCAGCCTATTCCTATAGAGATGATTCCTCCTGCATACCGCACTGCGTATAAAAACCAATTGGCTATTGTCTCTTCAGGAGATGCGCCTGTAGCTG